CCAACCTGATGCGTTACAGATTTCAGGTGAATTTTATGTTGAAAGTGCTGCTGAAGGATTGTATTGGGCGGCGGCCGTACAATATTTACGTTCAGTAACAAAAATGGCATATGGTTCAACAAGTAATCAAGGTGCTCCACCTCCAATTGTTTTGCTAAACGGATATGGAGATTATGTTTTTAAAAATGTTCCATGTGTAATTCAATCTTTTTCAGTTGATTTACCAACAGATGTTGACTACATATATGCTCCTGAGATAAACACTTATGCTCCTACAAGAAGTACTATAACAGTTGTTGCACAACCTACTTATTCAAGAAGCGAAATTCATAAATTTAGTTTAGATACATTTGTTAAAGGCGGATATGCCAAAGGCAAAGGAGGATTTATTTAATGTATTCACCGAGTAGTCCTTATTATAAAACACCTTTTGTTTCTGGTCAATATTTAGATATACTAAAAATTAGACCAATACCGGCTGAACCTGACGATGTACTTTATATTATACAAGTACAATATACACATAGACCTGATTTACTTGCATTTGATATGTACGGTGACAAAGATCTGTGGTGGGTTTATTCACAACGAAATATTGAAATATTAAAAGATCCTATTTTTGACTTCGAAGCAGGAACAGAAATATTTGTACCAAAAGGTCCTTCACTCAAACGTTTGCTAGGATTGTAAATGTCTTCATCTAATATACAAAATATAACAGAACGTCTAAAAGCCAAAGGCAAAGAATTAGCACAAACTGGCGCAGATGCAGCTTCACAAGTTGCAACACAATTTGAAACTTCCGGAAAAATTACAGTAGGCGGTGTCGCCAGTGCTGTTGAAGGTGCATTGTCAGAAATTAGAGGCGCCACACTTGATATGCCCAACTCTATAAACGGAATTACTGGACCAGCTCTTGGATCCCTTGATCTTGCACAAGGCGGAATTAGTCAAGTGTTAAACAGTAAACTTCCAAATTTTGCAGGCGGTGCCAGTCTAATTAGCGGAGGACTTGGAGGAATTAATCAAGCCTTTGGTGGACTAATTGGTGGATTAGGAAAACAAAAAAATATTCTTAGTCCGTTTTCAAGTTACAACTATGTTTTTACACTAGGATGTTTGACAGATTTTGAATTAAACTTTCCAGACTTAACTTATAGGTTTGCTGATCCTATGATTACAATTATTAAATCAGGAGGTGGAAAACCGTTAGTTGGAAGTAAAACTATATATGAAATAAATGGAAAAACAGAATATTTTATTGACGATGTTGAAATAGAAACTATGATAGCTCCTAACCCTGCTACAAGATCTACAAATGCTCTATCTTTAAGTTTTAAAGTACAAGAACCATATAGCATGGGATTATTTTTACAATCATTACAAATTGCCGCTTTGAGTGCAGGCCATAAAAATTATATCGATGCACCTTTTTGTCTAAGTGTTGAATTTAAAGGTCATGCAGGAAACCAACCAATTAGCATACCTAACTCAAGACGTATATTTCCATTAAAATTTACTAATGTAGAATTTGAAGTTACAGAAGGTGGAAGCCAATATGCTGTTAGTGCTATTCCTTACCACGAAACAGCATTAACAGATCAAACACAGTCTACAAGAAATGATGTAACTTTTGAAGGAAGAACAGTAGCAGAAATGCTACAATGGGGATTTGATAGTCTAACTACAAACATGAATGAAAAAGAACTTGAAGGAGTTGAACAGGAAAATAAATCCAAAGGTAATCAGTATATAATTATGTTTCCTACTAAAAAATCTAGTGCTGAAGAGTCGACTGTATTTTCTGCACCTGAAGAAGATGGCGCGGCAACAACACAAGGCAATGACAGTGGCGAAGGAGTGCAAAAACGTGAACTTACTGAAGAACAACAGCAGAGATTATATGAGTCTGCAATAGCTGTACAAGAAAAAAGCATGCCTATTGAAAAATTTAAAGCAGCATTAGATAAAGAACTAGGTATTAGTGTAAAAAGATCCGATCTTGGAGAAACAATAAGAGATTATGCAGATGATCCAAAAAACATAAACAACATTGGAAATAAAAAGATTGTAAAATCAAAAAATGATGTTGGTTGTAAAGGTTATACCAAGCCGGCTGCTGCACAAAGCGAAGAAGAACCAGGAAAAATAGATCGTTGTAAAGTACAGGCTAATCCTGATCATAGAGTAATGACAGCTAGTAGCGGGAAAAAAATAGAACAAATTATTGAAGATGTAATAATGGTAAGCGAATACGGAAGAGATATTGTTGATCAAAAACCAGATGAAAACGGAATGGTTGATTGGTATAGAGTTGAAACCAATGTTTACAATGTTACAGATCTTGACAATATAGATAAAACTGGACAACCACCAAAGATTTTTGTTTTTAGAGTTGTTCCTTATAAAGTACATCATAGTAATTTTAGAAGTCCGACAGAAGCATCAAAAGGATTACAAAATTTAGAGATTCAAGCATCAAAAGAGTACAATTATATCTATACAGGACAAAATGACGATATTATTAATTTTGATATAAATTTTAACGCAGCTTTTTTTAGTAGTATAGCAGGAGATTTTGGTCAGAAGACAGCTGATTCAAAAACGGCGGCAAGTGCAGGAGCAAATAATGATAACAAAACAGCTGCAACAGGAACTACTGAAGCAGACGGAACTTCTATAAATGCTGATACTGTAAAAGCTGATACTAATAAAGGTAATACAACAGATACCGGCGGAGTAATGATGCATCCAGAGTCTATTGTTGCTAAAAACTTTAACGAAGCGTTGGTAAATTCACCGGTTGACTTACTTGGTGTTGATTTAGAAATATGGGGCGACCCATATTATATAGCAGATAGCGGTATGGGTAATTACAGTGCAGGTATAGGTCCGTCAACGAACGTAACTTCAGATGGTACAATGGATTATCAAAGTGGAGAAGTTGACATAATATTAAATTTTAGAACGCCTATTGATTATGTTGGTAATTATATGACATTTCCGGGCGGCGGTTCTGCACCAGTAGGAAAATTTAGTGGATTATATAAAGTATTATTTGTAGCTAATAAATTTTCAGGAGGACAATTTACACAAACTTTGCAAACAATGCGTAGACCAAAACAAGAATCAGATACTAATCAAACCCCTACTACAGATAACACTGGACCAGTATCAGCTGACAATCCTAAAAAACAACTTATAAAAACTGAAACTAATCCAATAACAGGTAATCCTGAAGGTGCAGGTGCAGGCGGCGGCCCACCACCAGGTCATCCTGAGTATAATAAAGGTACTCCTCCTCCACCAGATAAACAACCTAGTAAAAAATTACCTGGTACAGCAAGGCAACTTCCAACCGGTAGAATAATAGGAGGATTTTAATGGCTACAGAAACTAGAAGTCCGCATAGTATTGCAACAACAAAATCTTTAGAAGGACCAGGTCCTTATGTAGCTGTTGTTAGAGAACATCTTGACGTAGACTATATGGGATCATTAAAAGTAGAATTATTAAAAACAACCAGTGAAGGAAATTCTGAATCTTCGGGTGAATTTGTACCTGTAAGTTATCTAAGTCCTTTTTATGGTGTAACTCCTTATGCAGGAACAAGTGAAAACGATGGATATGATTACACACAAAAAAGTTATGGTTTTTGGGCTGTACCGCCCGACATTGGAACTAAAGTACTAGTTATATTTGCTGAAGGTAACAGAGGTAAGGGATATTGGATAGGATGTATTCAAGATCAAAATATGAATTTTATGGTTCCTGGAAATGCAAGCACAAAGTTTAACAAAGAAGATCCTACAAAGGCAAGACCAGTTGGTGAATATAATAAAAAAACTGAAGATGCTAACGGCACAAATGCAACACAATATTTAAAACCATGCAATCCTGACGCTTGTCTTATTTTAGATAGTTCCGGGTTAGCAGATGATCCTATTCGGGGAACAACAACTTCTAGTGCAAGGCGTGATTTACCTAGTATGGTATTTGGTTGGAGCTCGCCAGGCCCTGTAGATCGACGGAATGGAAAACCTACAGTAAAGTCTGGAGGTAAGATTGATTCAATAGATATTAAAGCTAGTAGACTTACAGGAACAACTCTAGTAATGGATGACGGTGATCCTACACTATTTAGAAAAGGACCGGTTAGAGGTCCAAATGCTACACCTAGTGAATATGTAAGTTTAAAGGACGGTGGAAATCCTTCTATACCTTTTAACGAATTATTTAGAATTCGTACTAGAACCGGCCATCAAATACTTTTACATAATGCTGAAGATTTAATTTACATTGCACATGGTAGCGGCGACAGTTGGATTGAAATGACAGCTAACGGAAAAATTGATATTTATTCAAAAGATAGTATTAGTATACATACTGAAAATGATTTTAATTTTAAAGCAGATAGAAATATTAATTTAGAAGCAGGACAAAATATTAATATAAAAGCAGGCAATCAAATGGCAATGGAAACTAAAGCAAATTGGACAGTAAAAGTAGGGGCAGACGGCATGCTTACATGTGCTGGTTCAAGTAATATTAAATCTGCAGCACATAAAGAAACTGCTGATAGAATAGATATGAATGGTCCACCTGCAGCAGAAGCAGGTGCTGCACCAACTCCGACTAGAATACCTAAGAGAGGATCCTGGACAGGTCAAGAAAATAAAAATCCTTTAGAACACACTCCTGAAAAAACAGACAACGATCCTAAAAAGATCAAAGAAGGTAAAGCAAACACTACTAGTGATGATAAAAATAAAGAGAAAAATCCTGAAGATACATTCAAGCAATGTCAAGTCGAACCTGAGAGTATTGTAGATGATGATCCTGTAGCAGATAGCACGGAAGTAGGAACTGATACTACTGAAAATAAGGATGCAACATTAGTAAACCAAAACGGCGTACCACAAACTGAAACTACTAAAACAGTTTCTGAAGACGGTACAAAAACAACTACAACAACATCAACCACAACCGAAACAATTACTTCTGGCGGTAAAGCTGTACTAGTAGGCAATGATGGAAATGTAATTCCTGAAGCGTCTGCACCTAAAATTACAGGATATTCAAGGAATGATGAAGGAAAAGTAACAGCTAGATTTGAAGAAGTAACAGGTGTAGACGCTGATGGATTTGCTTACACTGAAAAGAAGCGTATTGCTGTTGATCCAGAAACTGGCCAAGATTTGATAGGTGGACCAAAATATAAAGGTGATACATTTGATACTACTCCTGCACCAGTGACTCCACAAGAACAATCTGCTCTTGATGCAGAAACAGCAGCATTTGAGGCAGAATTTGACAGAGGAAGCGGTATACAAACCTAGGTAAATATAGTATGAGCACACAAGAAAAAAGATTATACCAAGATATTAATATTAAGTCTAATAAAAAGCCTGATTACGGCATAGGATCAAAAACTTATAAAGGGTTTAGTACAACTGATCCTGATCAAAACGGATTTAATCTATATGACTTTAGTCTAATTAAGCAAGATATTATCAATCATTTTCATATAAGACAGGGCGAACTATTATCTAATCCAAACTTTGGAACAATTATTTGGGACGTTTTACACGAACCAATGACTGAACAGTTAAAACAAATTA